ACGGTTTTGCTTTGTTGTTTTCTGCGTGAAGACTGTCCAGCCGTTTTGGAAACTCATAGCGTCATACGAGTTGTGCCCAATCGCTGTGCTTTCCATTGAGCTATTGTCCAGCAAATTTGCGCCGCCGATTTGCAACCCGTCGATTTTGCCATTAAGCGCCTTGTACGCTTCTGTCGTACCATAGGCATCAGCAACTTTTTTGGCAAATCCGCTACCAAAAGATCCGGTCGATGTGTTATAGTCAAGCGCGCTGATCAAATTGGTTGTTTGCTTTTTTGTTTGACTGGTTTCATTGCTGTAGGCAGATACTAACGTATTCAAGTCACCGGTTGTCCCATCCTTACCAATCAGCTTCCGAATCGTAGTATCATACCCGGCTACTTTCGTGTCGATGCCGCTTGCCTTAACGACACTGTTTGCAAAGCTTGTCGAGTTCATAGTCGTTTCAATAGTGTCAGCTTTGGTCTTTACAGACTTGACATCGCTTGCGAGCGTGTCAACTTTATCTGCTGTCTGTTTAAATTGTGTCCCTGTTACATATCCGTTCAGGTCAGTCTTGTTGGCTTTTTGACTGAGTGTGGTCGATGTCTGTTGCTTAAACGTGTTGTACTCACTACCATCGACTTTAGAATCAATAAGGGATTCAATACGATTATTTTCAGCTTTAACGCTGATCAACCCGCCTTTTCCGTCGCTCAGTGCTGCTTCCAGAGCACCCGCTCGGGCCGATGCTGACGTAACCTTGCCATCGAGCGTGGCATACGTGGCTTTTACGCCGCTGACATCTGACTTAATTTCCCCGATTGCTTTGCCGTTTTCTGTCACGGTTTTAGTAACGTCATCAACTTTAGCGCGCGCTTCACTTGCGCTGTTATTTGCTTCCGTTGCATTTGCCGAAGCAGTATCCGCAGTTGCCTTTGCCACTTGAGCTGTTTCCGAGGCTTTAGTCACGGCTGTGGAAAAAGCCTGCTTCTCAGTCTGGTAAGTTTCGTTAGGAACGTACTTGTCATCGATTTCTTTAAATTGTGCGTTGAAATTTTTGATGGCCTGGTTAACTTCCTTCTGCGTGTTATGCAGCTCTGCCGTCGACGTAATCAGTTCCCAGTTACCATTCTGATATTGGTACATTTCAGTCTCGCCGTTGCCGAGATCCTTGTACCACAAGTCCCCCTCAACAGCAAACTGTGGCTGCGATGTACCGAAATGATTGGTATTCTTGCCGTTGGCTGACTGCAACGCTGATTGCGAGTAATCTTTGGCGCTCTGCACCGTATCTTGAACTGCGCTGATTGTTGACGTGATGCTTGCTTTTTGGAAATTGTCGCCCAACTCAATCGTATTGTTTTGCGCGTTGAGTAAATCGTGAGTGACCTTATACACGCGCGTGGAATACTCTATTTTTAAGTCATGCCTGATAATTGCAACGGTATCGCCCAGTGACAGATTGCCAACATCAGTAACTGACGCTTTAAACGATACTTTAGGCCGCTTGAGTTCTTGCAGCTTGTCATACGTTGCCTTTATCAATAAATTTTTATCATTGATTTTGTCAAATTCGACAAAGCCGATTCGCGGTTTACCGTCAGAAAAGCCATATACGGCCGTTGCGGACGGGTCCTCAAGATATTCTTGGCCAGCTGGCTTATCAAGCGGATTGCCCGCTGATTTTTTCCAAACAACGTCGGCAAAGGTTATCTTCCGGCTATAACCGTCAGGACTTCCGTCTGTTCCTTCGCTCACTTGAACGCTTGAACCTCGACCAACCAATGCGGTTACCAGTTCATCGCTAGATTGTTCGCGCGTTACGCTGAGCAGCTTATTGCCGTACTCGTACCGTCGCCCGGTTCTGGATCCCATTTGAGTGTACAGGTTAACCAATCGCCTTTTGACCTGATTGTCAATCGGGTCAAAGACAACGTCAAAAGTGACTTCAAGATTAAACAGATTGACCACACTCTGCAAGCTGGCCAGGACGGTAGTGTAGTAGAAATTCGTACTCTGTGTACCGGTATCAGCAACATATCCGACAGAAAACCGTGTTGCCGACAAGATTTGCTGCAGCATTTCCTTAGCCGTACGGTTCTGTGGTCGCATGTCCTTGATGTATGAGTATGCCCCCAGCTCATCATATGCTGATTCGACCGCGGTATAGCTAACCTGGTTGTCCTCCTGTGTTTCCGTCAGAATCTTGAAACACATGTACGTAGCGGCACCGGGGCGCTGTATAAGTACATACTGACACCCTGCACTCAGTTTCTTGGCGACGACAAACTTCAGACTTCCGGCCGTGTTGATTTGTTCCTCGAGCGTTGCGCTGATGACATCGGACGAAACAATTCCAATCACATCCTGTTTTTTGTTCAACTGATACAAAATCACAATTTTTTCACCTCGAATCTAATTACATAATTGCCGTTTGCGTTAAATGTCAGCTTAGTGTTGTGGTCAATCCTAAAGTCAGCAAAATTGCTGTTGAGAGAAACGCTTGACAATACCGTAGCGCCGTTGACCGTACATGTCAGGGATTTAAAGTCAATCACTATTTTCTTGCCGGCTGAAACTGACTGATTTAGCAGAAAATGCTTGCCTTGATTGCTAGTGACTTGGAATGTGGAAATTCCCTCCGCTGGCGTGAATTCAATCGCTGCTGGCAAATTTGCAAACCCAGTGTCATCATACTCGGATAAACTTACAGACGTCCCTGTTCCCGTTATAGTCTTCTCCGCAGAATAACAGTATGGATCGCTCAGCGTAATTTCGATGGTCCCTGTTGGGTGAAGAGTGGTATCGTCAAACGTGAGTGACGTTACAGTACCGGTATATCTATAGCCGTCATCGGCAAAGGAAACTTCCGTATTCTTGACGGACAGAAGCTTTTTAAGTTTCCCTGTTTTGTCAGACAGATCCGACAGGCTTGAAGCCTGCAGGAAAAAATTTACCGTCAGCTTCTTCGATTCAATGCGCGAACTCAGGTATTTAGCACCATCACTGGCTAAATCAGTCGAATTGACCGCAGTTGTAAAATTACCACGACCTGAAACGGCAAGAGTGTCAAAGTCGGCTATTGCGGTATCAATGCATTGCCCACCATAGCTAAATGCTACCTGTGATCTCACACTCACCACTCCTTTCAGAATTTATACGCACGTTGGAACTGCGTCTTAGTACCCTGTGCTTTGGAAATGTCATCAACGAATGCCTGGAAATCACTGCTGCCAAGCGTCAGGTTTATCACAACCGGCGTAGTACCACCCGGGGCAGTACCTGTTTCAACGTTCCCGGAGGTGGCTAATGTAGCAACCGGATTAGCAGTCAGCGTATCAGCAATCGTACCACTCATGCCCAGCACGGTTGACTTAACGTTTTCAAATCCGTTTACCAGTCCCCCGTTAAGCCCGGCCATGATTGCATTGCCGGCCGGAATCAGCAGTTTTTTATCATAGCTGATAGGGCCCTTATGTTTCTTAATCCACTTGGCAATACCTCTTACAAAGTGCTTGACACCTCCCCAAGCGGATTTGAGACCGCTCAGAAGACCGTTCATGATAGCTGCACCGGCATGCCATAAATTGATGTTCCGCAATCCGTTAAATGCAGACCTAACACCGCCCAAAACACCCTTGACGCCGCCAGATACGTTGGAGACGCCACGGCCGAATGCGCTAAATGCTGCCTTAGCGCCACTGACGGCTCCGCGTACACCGCCGGATACGCTGGAAACAACGCTGCCTAATCCATGCCATGCTCCTGATACTGCACTCCGCAAGGCATTGCCGGCAGACTTCAAACTGTTCCATGCGATTTTCAAACCGTTGACTACACCCTTGACGCCTTCACCAGCGAGCTTTACACCATCCTTGATTCCGTTCCACGCAGTGCTGACAACGTTCTTCATCGTTTTAGCCGCACCGCCCAGACCACCGAACTGACCGACTAACTGACCAATAAACGAAGCAAGAGCTGTCAAAACCGGTGAAAATGCCTTAAAAGCTGCAACAACGACATTGACAATCGGCGTCAACACTTGAATGGCAACTTTAACGGCATTAACCGCAAACGTGATTGTGCTAAGAACGCCCTTGAAAACACCGCCAAGAAATGCACCCAGAACTTTAAAAGCCGGGGTCAGCGCTCCAGCGATTGTTTTAAGCAGCGGCTGGCATGCGTTCCATAAGCTGGTTACTGCTTTGATCAGCGGGCTGACTGCCGGCAATGCGACGCTCGCAAATGTTTCAAACCCTGCCTGAACTGCCGGAAGTACAGCAGAAGCCAGTGATTTCAAGCCGCTGAAATCAAGATTGTTTATACACGTCTTAATCGTGTTTATTACGGGCGTCAATGCTTGCTGAACTTTGCTAATGCTGCCCGAAACGCTGCCGAAATCTATTTCAATGCCAAGATTCGAGAACATCCCTTGAAGTCCCTTTTTCAGTTCCGGAATGGCAGCCTGTATAAATGTCGAAAGAGCACTCGGCAACGTCGAAATCAAGCGGCCTAGCATTGGTACAAAATTGCCAAAGAAGAATGTTGATGTAGTCTTCGCCAGCGCGTTCAGCGACGGAGTTATGTCTAACTCGCCGTCAGATAGATTGCCAAGAACATCCTGAAACGAAGCCTTCATCGAGTTGAACGACCCCTGAAGCGTAGTTGATGCTTCCTTGGCCGTTGTACCCGTAATCTTAAGATGTTCCTGAACCGCATGGATTGCCTTGACAGTATCGCCAAAATCGCCGACAGTGTAGTGTTCCCCCGTCAGCTTTTCAGCGTCCCGCATCAATCGCTCCATTTCGGATTTAGTACCACCATAACCAAGCTTGAGATTATCAAGCATGGCATAGTTACCACGCGCAAGCGATTGATATGTCTGCGTGATCAGGTCCATATCGGTGCCCATTTTATTAGCGTTATCGCCCATGTCCGTCATTGCGGTATTAGCCAGTTTTGCGGCCTTTTTCGTGTTACCACCGCACGACGACACAAGGGACGCCGCAAAACTGGTTACGTTTTCCATATATGAGTTAGCCGACACGCCAGTTGTCCGGTATGCCTCTTGTGCATATTTTTTTACCGTGCCGGCAGACGACTTGAACAGTGTTTCGACACCGCCAATCGATTGCTGCAGTTTGCCGCCTTCGCTGATTGATGCGGCAATGGCTTTTCCGATACCCGCCGCGGCGATGGCTGCAGAAGCGGCTTTAGCCAACCTTGAGCCTAAACTAACACCGGCTGTATGACCAGCTTTTGCTGATTCCGGAACAACAGCTTTAGCAATCCCATCACTGATGCCCCGTGCAGATGGTACGATTTGCACATACGCTTTACCAAGTTCAGTCGCCATTGTCTACCACTCCTTTCAGGATTCTGTTGCGTGTTTCTTCAAACTCCTTGCCGTTCACAAATGATACATTTTCGGTTTCAGATTCTTGTGCGTTACCCATCAGCAAATCTACTATGCTCGTTGGCCTGTTCTTGCCGGTTTGCGCATCCTCCGTTTTTTGCCAAATGAGAATGCTCAGCCTGTCAAGTATGCCAGCCTGTAGCAACGTGTTTAACGGCAACGTTGTATCAGCCATTGCCATTTTTATCCTAGAATCATCCCTCAGCCCATATACAAAAACAGCTACCCGGTCCGCAGGTAGCTGTCTATAGTTGTAGATGCCGTATGTTTCAGCGAGGTCGCATGTCAAGGCATCTTCATCAATGCTGATTGCGGCGGCAAGGAAAACTATTTTTTTAACTCGGCTTGAGTTGAGAAAATATCTTGAAATTCGGTCAGCATCTTCTCAATATCAACAACCCCGTCTGCATCTCTGACATGATCTTTAAGTTCCTCAACTCGATCGCCTAGTAACATCTTAAAGATTTTAGGCAAGACAAGCGGGTCATCGTCAACCTCTGCTAGCAACTCGACCAATTCATAGTTTTTCAAGATTTTTTCATCGAATTCGTACTCAAATCCTGTCTTGGTTTTACCCTTCAGCATTAGCGATCGCCCCCTGAAACTGCCGTTTTAGGTTTAACAATGTATTCATAGTGCGTATTTGAGTTGTCGTCGGGAAAGCAGGTAACGGTAGTTTCGTAACCAACGTTATCGCCGTCCTTGTATTTAATTTCGCCGACGTCCGTAACTTTGGCGGACGGGAGAACAATGCGCTTGAGCACGTTGTTGCGTAATACCATTTCGATTACGATTACGTGTTCATCGAGTTCTATTGAATTAGATTTGACCGTGATGCCCGTATCGAGGCCGCCAGTTACATTAGAATCGCCGTAAATTTCTTTGAGAACGTCGACGTTCAACGCTTCGATCAGCGTGTATTTAAACGTGTCTGTTTTTTCCGTTTGAACCGAGTTAACGATGTCGCCGCCCCAACTCTTAATGTCGGTGGTTTTGCGGTCATCCGAGTTCTGTACGCCATCGTCGGACACATATCCCAGGCATTTAAAAGCCGTATTAAGCGCGGTGGTTGCGTCAGTCGGCAATGCCGTGCCGATTGGTGCGCTATAGATACTGCCGCCCACTTTAGGCTTGGCAGACGTAACATATTTAGGTTGATTTGCCATGTTTATACCTCCTGTAAATAATTAATATCAAAAACCGCTTGATAGCGATAATTCTTTGTTTCTGTATCAGTATAGTTATAGTTACTATTTAGATGCGCGCCAGTGATGTTTTCGATTCCGTCGAATTTGCTCATTGCCTGCACAACTTGATTGTTTAGCAAAGCCGCATTATATAGTGATGTTCCGTACGATTGAATGGCAACCGTTGCCTTCTGCAGATGGTTATCACTACTGCCACCAGTCTTTTCGATAATGACAAAAGGAACATCCGTCCCCTCCTTATGTTCAAACAGAACGGGGACATCTAGCGCGCCATTCAGATACTGCTTTAAAATCAGCTCAATCATGTGCAGCATTCACCGCCTTTAATAACACATTATGCTTGGCATTGCTGCGCTTGGCTTTGATGGTTTCAGCGGAAACCATTGCATTCGCACGATTTTTACCAACATAAATGTCCTGTTCATAACCGTCACCGCACTGGTTGCGGATTGCGGTTGCCTTATCCTTCAGAATCGCTTGCATTTCCGATGATTTCATCAGCTCCGCTACTCCGGCACGATTTAGAACGAATTTAGAATCACTCATAGCATTCCACCATCACTTTCTTATTCCAGTCAAGCGGTATCAGGTCCTCAATTCCTTCTTGCGGAATTCCGACCGTTTTCCACTTTTTGCCAAAAAATTTGACTGTTTTATTAGTCCAGTCATGGATATCGCCCTTGGGGATTGCCAACTCATATACGATTTTTTTGCCGGTCAAACTCAGCTCTGCGGTAACATCATCCGTCGATGCCGGTGCGACCAGCACGTTTTCAATAGGAATTTCGGTTTTTTCAACAACCGGTTGACCAAACGGATCTTCACCTGCGTTTGTTTCGTCAACAAGTATAACCGTAATTCCGTGAAGTCTACTCATCATATAAGTTCATCACCCCGTATCGTTGCCTTTTTAAGCCTAAGCGTCTAAGTTCACTGTCTTTAATAAATAAACCGCCGCCTGGCACCAGGAATGACCCGCTATACGAATATCCAAGCGCGCTTTCTGTAACCTGCGTCATCGGTTCCTGATCAGTTGCAGTCATCAGTGTTCTAGCTACCACGTCTACCGTTACCGATTTAGCAACGTTAGCGTATGATACGCTTTCAGCTACCATTGCATCTAAATCCTTGCCGACCTTGTTCGCCTCGACACGCAAAGAATCGGACACTGTTTCTAACAGATTCTGCGCCCGTTCGCGTTCAGTCGGCTTTAATACGCGCCATAAATTTTCAACATCTTCAACGGTTGCGAAGTTTGCCACCCTACCACCCCCTAAACTAATCTATAGTGACTAAGCTGCTGGCGCTTTGATACGCGCAAACGCGTTAGCGTCAAGCACGCCCCAACCGATAAACGATTCTGCACGAAGAAGGACTTCGTTATTTGCTTTCAAATCACGGCCTGTCTGATCAGGGTCGCCATATTCGATGATTTCCAAAGGAATATTTTCAGCGTAGCCCCACTTGAAGGCATTTTGGAAATCGCCTGCGATGACGTAATCATTTTCGGACGTAGCGCCTTTCGCAGCAAGCGTCTTGTTGACGTCGGACGTCATACCATAAAATGCGTTAGGATTTTGACCAAAGCGGAATTCAGGATATTGCACTACACCGTTGACCTTGATCTGTGCCAAAGCTTGACCTGCGGCCGGAGAAAGCGCAAGACCAGTTACGTCATAATCATTGGCAACAACCGTTTGAACAATTGCGTCAATCTGGTCATCAAGCTGTTTCTTAGCGTCAAAATCAACGCCAGTTACCAAACCGTCAAGAGAATTTGTCGCCTTAAATGAAGCATCAGTGAGTGATTTAGGCTCAAGGCCATGGATTGCCGCCAAATCAAAAGCAACCGCAATCTTTTTGGCAAATCCATCAGAAAATGCCTGAAGGTAATCAATCTGTTTTTCTTCTGAGCAGTACTTAAATTCATCTGAAATGCGAGCCTGGTAAACAAACTTTGTTGGGCGAATAACCTTTGATTCAAGAGTTGCCTTGCCCGGCTTCTTCGTTTCGCCTTCGCCAACGATCTGTGCATTGCCTTCCAAATTAAAAACAAACTGTTGTGAACCGTTGAATGGAATCGGCGTTTGCGCGCTGAGTTTTGCAAGAGTTGAGTAGCCCTTGACCTTCGACATCAGCTCCGTAACAAGTTCCGGCGAAAATGTTGTGCCGCCTTTTAATGTATCAACCATAATATCAATCTCCTTTTAAATTAATGTTCTGTAAGCTGGCGCGTCATCTGCGCCCAGCCTTTATCATCAGTTACTGTCGGCTCCGTTGATTTAAGCGGAGCTTTTGGCTCATTTGCGTGCATGAGCACCGCCAAATTTTCCGCATCCTGTTTCAATGCTTCTTCATCGTCTCCGCGCAAGCGACTGGCCAAGTCGAGGGGCAAACCGTATTGCAGAGCCACGCGTGTTCTCGTCTTTTCCGTTTCATAATCGGAAATTTTAGATTGCAATTCGGCAATTTGGTTTTCCTGTGCGGTTTTGTCCTTAGCAGAAACATCAGCAGCAGTATGCAGTTCTGCGTTTTCATCTTCCAATTCCTTCACGCGTGATTTCAATTCATCGTAATCAGCGTATTTCTCTTTTTGACGAGCTAAACGCTCTTTTACGATACGATCCAAATCTTCTTGCGTTTCAATTGTTTTAAATTCTGACATATCAAAATGTCTCCTTTCTCCGCGATTCCCCGCGCGTTCGGTAATTTTGAGCATAAAAAAAGCACCATTTCGGTGCATTTAATAGCTTATTTTCTGCTTTTTCTTAGGCTTGAGTGTTGCGCAAGCCCAGTGCGCAAGCAGAGCGCTATCCATCAAACTAATATCCATATCATCAAATTGCGATCGATAACCAAAACCGCCGCTTGACCCGATGTTACGCTTGTCACAGTTTGTCGCAACTTTTCTAAGTGATGCCTGTCCCGCATGGCACAACGTTTTCTGATAAATCGCCTGTTCCCACATCGAATTGGCCATGATGATTTCCTTGACGGTCGGCAGTACCACGTTTTTGACGTGATAGTCTTTGAGTTCGTCGGCCAGAATCTTCTGACGACTAGCCCCATCAATAACGATTTGCTCCACATCAGCAGTTTTCAGGAAATTAACGATCCATTGATTGCCATTCCTAACAGACTGACAGTCGATGGTTTCGACAAACACTCGCTTGTCTGCGGTATGTACCGCAATGCTCAACGCAGCGTTTGCTCCGTCTTGACCATATTTGACACCGGCAAAAAGTTTACCTTGGAAGGCTGGCAAACTGTCAACTTTTAGCGCATCCCATTCGGTTGCTGCAATTGCAGATTTTTGATTGTACAATGGCCAAAAGCCTAAACGTTGAACGTTGTGGTCAAGCTTGTCTTCACCTAGTTCGGCTTCGATTTTACGTTCAGTCAGGTGGAACCCGAGTGACGGATTAGAGTTATACCATGCGTCAATGTCGTCGATTTCCTTTTCTTCAGATACCGACCACTCGGCCCAGCCGGAATATTTGGCTTTGCCAAAAAGACAAGTTTCACGGTATTTCGTGAACACTGTTCCGCTTGAAACAGGCGTAGGTGGTGTACCGCACATCACGGTCATCGGATTTTCACTGTCAGTAACGGTATACTTGAGTGCCGATTCTTGCTCCGTGGTGTATTCCTGAGCTTCGTCGATGATCAGCAAATCAAAGCCTTCGCCAAGACCACCGTTAGAAGTCCTGGTGCGGAATTGGACCACTCCGCCTGTTTCGTATAGCTCGATACGTTCTTGTCCTTTGGCCCTAATTGAGTTGAAATCCTCGCCATCAGTCAACCCCATCTTTTCAAGATATTTCTTGACCTTTTCAAAAGAAGAGTGGGAAGTGCTGATACGATGAGCCGTATGCAGCATGTTTAATCCGTGATGCAGCCCCCAAAGTTCAAGAATGTATATGATTTCCGTTTTACCGTTGCGACGCGGAATGGAGTAGCCAAACTTTTGGTGAACCCACAAACCGTCCTCATCGACCGCCATAATATCTTTGACAAGATTTTTTTGCCAAGGGTAGCTTTGCAGACCGGTTTTTTCGTAAATCGCAATTGCTTCATCAGATAAGGATTTAGAGAATGGAAGAATTACCGATTGAGTAGGATCCTGATTGCCAAGCCGTTTTTCTTTTTCGACCATAACATTTTTCCTTTCAATCTGTAATCGCATGATAACCCTATCGCTGGGAGGCATCGGATTGTCCTCCTAATCTTTAATAGCCCGATTTGAAACTTTTGCATATACATCTACATAAGTTTCTTTCTTATCACCGTTATGAGTAATTTCTGCATAGTCACCGCACTTCTCGTTTGATGAAATTGCATTCGTGCTGACAAGGGCCTTCCAATTCTGCAAGGTTTTACTAAACCAGACGATAAAGCATTCCTCTGCTTTAATTTCACGGCCTGAAAGACGTGAAAATTCTTGTGATGCTAATTGTTTTGCTTTTTCTAACATTTTTATTCCTCCGTTTCTTCATATGTTTCTGCAAAAATGTCAGGTTTGCACGGATAAAATTCACCTTGAACCCCCTTAATGATGTAGTCGCCTTCTGTTGCAATCATCAATCCTTCGAGTGTTTCTATTTTTAAAATTGGACTATCTGGGACATCATAATCAATTTTGACTGGATCTAGCCCTAATTCTGATAATTTTAAAATTGATTCTTCAGTATCTACAAACTGAACCGCCTCAACCACAACTGGTTTCTTTCTGTACTTCACTTTCTAACTCCTTTCAAATCATAAAAAAAGCACCTAACCTCAAAACCAGTTAAGTGCTTCTATTTAATCGGCTCACCCTTAGCATAAGCCTCTTTAGCTTCTGCTAACGTCATTTTATTGGGGCCGCCATCGATATTCGTTTCGCCTGTGTTTTGCCAACCACATTTGTCACAAATGTCGTATGTTTCAACAAGCTCACCGCAAATCGGGCAGTGAATATGTTCCCAACCATCAATTATAATTATGTTCTCTTTCGTAGTCGTCATAATAATATTCCTCTTTTTCGTCTGGTCTAAACATAGTTGTAATTTTTACACTTCTGTTTTTTCCAATTTTCCCGATAGCAATTATATTGTTTTCGCGATCATATCGAACACGCCTATTATCTGTTTCATATCCTAAAATATCTTCAGAGACTGGCTCCGCTAACAAACTAGCCGCTGCTTCCTGATATTGTTCTTTAGAAATATTCGCAAATTCACTTCCGTGAGATTTAAAGTGCCCATTTAAAGATTTTTCGCTTGGAAACTTAGCTTCACTCCAAACGACACGGTCTTTTAACTCCTTGTATCTTTCAACGTCATTGTACTTCAATTCTTGAAATTTAGCTAGCGAAATAGGCACGAACTTAGCGTCTAGTTTCTTAGTGAATTCTAAATATTCAGCTCTATCGCTTTTCCTGTTGTTATCCCGAATATCAATATTCATTTTACGTCGCCGTTCAAGTTCAGAACGATCTGACCGGTACCACTTCTTTGACCATGAATTTTGCTTTTTGCCGTTTTTCGGATCATATTCAATAGTGCATCGGCAACGTTGGTGACGATGATAGAAATTCTCGGGAACATGCGGATAGTTGTATGTTCCTGATAAGTTTTCGCACCACTTGCAGCATTGGCCAAAAGTGCGACGTTCGATGGTCGGATTAAGCCCGGCGCTATACTGAAATTCAGCATTGATTTTGATAGTATCATCAATAACTGCCTGCGTAAAATTGACCACCGGCTCATCAAGGATCCATTTCACTTTATTAAAGTCATCTTCAGAAGATAATCGATCGATAAAACCATCAATTCTGTCTTGATTCAAGACAGTTTTTTTTGCGTTCAAACCGATTTTTGCTTTCTTGTTTAGATCAGACTGCACTTTGACCGCATAATCGGCAACTGTTTTATAATTGTTGCCTAAAACCGGCTCCAACAAACGCTTTGCAATGTTGTAATACATCTTGCCATCAGGCAATCTATCCGCCGTCACTACCGATTGCAGCGCTCGCGCGAGTATTTCACCAACTTCAATCGCAAAATTGTTTGCGGTAGAATAGGTTGCCTTTTTGGCTTTCAACTTTTTAAAAGCATCTTCAACGACCTTGCTTTTTCCAAATTCGGCTTCAAATTTCGCCTGAACTTCCTTAAGCAGTCCTGGCAAAACATCATCATTCATCACTCGCCGCCTCGCTTTCAGCAGGCACAGCAGAAGGATTGCCGGCTACACCGGTCAAATCACGGATTGTTTCGCCGGTCACATAGCCCGGCAATGCTTGATTGAGTTTGATTGCGCCATCACCGATCAACGTCAGCGTGTTTGCGTCAGCCTCGAATAACGGCTCCCATTTAACCGTAGTATTGACAAATTGCTTGCGCAGATAATGGAACCCGTCTCTTAAACAAGCCGATACGTAAGCCACGTTAAGCAATCCACTGCCAAATGATCGTTGCGCTTTTCTGCCGGCCAACCTTAAGTTTTCGTGGCTTGCTTTGATTGCTTCAACTGAAGCCGGATTGTCGGACGCAAAGCCCAAATCATCTAACGTCAGCCCCATTTCGCCCGCGAATCCGGCGGCGGCAGTTTTAAGTTGTTCCGTAAAAGGCGACATGCTAGCGGTAGTAAACTGACCGACTACCGGATGACCACCTTCATCATCCTTGTCAATTCTGAGCAAAGATGAGACAGTCGCTTTCCAAGTATCCATCTGCTCGGCATCCGGATCCATACCTAGAATATATTTCTGTGGATAACTATAGAACTCGGCGGTGATGTCAGCCCGTTCAAGCGTGCGTTTGGCGTAACACTGATAATACATACCTGATCTGGTGATTCTTGACCGGCCAAACGGTCTGACAGCGTCGGGCCTGTGAATGACCGGAACAAGCAGCGGCATACCAGCGGGATTGGCGATTGAATATGGTAAACCGCCTTTAGGGTAATACCACGTTTCGTCGGAGGTGAAATATGCTTCTAAAATCGGATTGTCATCATCATCTCGTTGCAAAACCGCGTAACCTTCAGTCAACAGGCCTGTAATTGGGTTGATGATGCCCGTTGCGTTGCTGGCTTCGATGACCTGCAGGCGGACCGAATCGTCTGCACTAGAAACATAAACGAAGCAGCAGGAACCAATAAGCGCGGACAGAACCGCACTGTCAAAAAAGACGTCGGGATTATTCTGCTTAAAGATATCGTTAACGTTGAAATCATCATTACCAAATTCACGAAACACCAACCTGTCAGCCAGACTGTCAACTCCCTTCGCATTCCAACCCAAGACGGCACGGTATCTGTCACGGATCTGCGGCGGAATGGTCAAACCGACTGGCGGGTCATAGTGTTTCATCGCATACTGCTTGTACCTCATCAAGACACGCGGCCGGACCGTTGCCAGTTTGCGCTTGAGGTAAGCAATGCCCTTTAATTCACTCAATTTATCTACTCCTTTCACTCCTCACGAGAAAAAACGTGCAGTGACGGCGGGAAAGCACGGACGGCCCGTGTAGGGGGGCTATCCCCCCCTGTATCTGGACCAGTCCAGTGACTGTGGAAGATTCCTGTTGCCGATTACTTGAGGCTTCTTTTTAAATCCACTAGCATATAGCTTGTCCGATTTCTGAAGGTTGCATTGCCAATGAGCCAGCTGCAGATTGTCCAGACTAGATGGATGACCACCCTTGCTAATCGGTACGATGTGATCAATGACAGGCGACAATGGATCCGGAGCTTTTAGCGTCTTGTCAACAGGCTTGCCGCAAATCCCACAGACGTTTTGTGTCAGTAATATTCTTCTCTTATTCTTCTCAAATGCAGTCCTGTGCTGTCCTTGTCTGTCAGCTCTGACCATGCTGTCACCTCCACTGGTGGTATATAAAAAGGCAAGGGATTAACTTGCACTCCAGGGGGATGCTTACCATCTTGGCATGGTATCCCCAAGGGGGTGTTAATCTCTTGCCTTTTTCGACGTTATCATAATAGCATGTATGCACGGTTACTTTGTATACACTCCAACTACACTCTTACTACACTTCAACTACACTACAACTGCACTCAAACTACACTGATTGACTGAACGCCCTGAATGTAAAGCTTGGTGACATAGCTGCAGCTATAGCTAACATCGTCCGCTATCTCTTCTAGAGACTGCAGGCCGATGAAGTATCGGTCCAAAACCAACGCCTGCTTCTGATTGTCGAGAGCGTCAATGCATCGTGTAATGTCTGTCCTGTCCTGACGTGCATACTTGAGAAGCGTGTTGATTTTATCTTCCAACTCTTCCCTTTGAATAAGCTTGTCTGTCAGCGTTATTTTGACTGATGATTTAGGTTCACTGCTCATGGCTGGGGACTTGAGCACAATAAGATCACTGTCAATCTGCGCCAGTTTATCTTCCAGCCGATGAATTTTTTCCATCTTCTTTCGATACTGAAAAAGATATGCTTTATTTGCCTTGAAGATATCTTCCAAGTAATATCACTCCTTTTGAATGCGTCAGTCACGACCCGCCTTAATCATGGCAATTGCCGCAATCATTCCGAAACAACTGACCAGCTGAAAGCGTAATTCCACCATGACTGATTCCTTTATCAAAATCAGCGGTAGCATAAACAGAATAATCGATGCAATCAGCAATATCTTGCCTGCTTTTGTCAGGAATTCCTTTCGCAGCTCTTCTTCTATAGCTCTGTCAATTCGGTCTAGCTTCTCAGCATATCTTCGTGCTGCTTCATTGTAATCATATTTATCCTGTCTCACTTTTCTCTCCTTTCTTTTATCAGTTCTATCGTAATGTGCACAATTACATAAATTACCGAAATGACACTAAATTGAATCCATTCTTCTCGAGTCATATTTTCTGCACTCCTTTGCTTCTTCATACGTTTCTGCGAAAATATCCGGCTTGCATGGATAAAATTCTCCCTTAACTCCTTTGATGATGTAGTCGCCTTTTGCCGCAATCATCAATCCCTCAAGGGTCTCTATTTTTAAAATCGGGCTGTCTGTGTCAGCGTAATCAATCCGGACTGGATCTAATCCCAATTCTGATAATTTTAAAATTGATTCTTCAGTATCTGTGAACTGAACCGCCTCAACCACAACTGGTTTCTTTCTGTACTTCATTTTCGTCCTCCTAAACTCTGGCCATGCCACGCATGACTGTACTTTCTTTCAGGCTTTGGCGCCGGCGTTTTCTTCCTGCGTTTTCTGACGTCAGCCCTCATGCCTCTGTCGATGCTCGCGAGCAGATCATGCTCTAACCTTGAGCTGGTGAGCCCGTAGTCTCTTGTGATGCGCATCCTTTTTCTCCTTCTTTTTCCTGGAGAAGCCTGTCGATTTCAGGCACTCCACAGTGTATGCTTCGAGCCCCGATCGCCACTGCCAGGTTATCTATATCCACGCACTCTTCAACTGCGTCCTTGGCATCATCCAGTGTCTGCCAGCCATAAGCGTCGTCATAAGCAAAGTAGTCAGCATTCAGCCAGTCCCTGTCATCAAGATAATGCATTATTTCCGACGGTTCCCAGTCCTTAAACACTCTGTCAAGCGCTTCGTCGCTATTTTCATAGATATACTCTTGTTCTTTAGCGCCAAGGGCTTTAAGGACGCTATTATACACATCAATAAGCTCTTCGCATGAAATCCCTTTAAGTACATCCCTAATCTTCTTAAAATCGTTCATTTCTTTTCCTCCTTAACTTTCCGTTCAGCCTCTTCAGGACTTTCTGCTTTGACGATTACGTTCGTCAACACGCCGTCCTCTTCAGTATCGACTACATACCATGCCATCTATCTTCTCCTTTCCTAGTTTTATGCGCCGGTAGGGGACTCGAACCTCCTCATCATCATGAGATGGACCGTTTCCGGCACGCCTGAGCTTACATATCCGTACATGTCTCTTTACTTCTTAAAGTAGGCTCTGCCCGCTTGGTCGGGCAGAAATTAGCCGGTTCCGTCGGCCACCGCTCAGTAGCGGCCCCGGCTATGCACGCGTTACGCTTTGAGCGCTGACCATGATGTCCGCGTGCTATGACCCGATTTGCGCTACACTTCAGGTTTTCAATTGTGAGTATCTAAACCCGTCAATGCTTGCGTTCTCAAAGTCAAATGTGAGACTAATATCTTTTTTCGCCCCGGAGCATGTGGGGCGATGGACCCTGCAGGGCTCGAACCTGCGACCGGACGGTTATGAGCCGTCTGCTCTACCGACTGAGCTAAGGGTCCGGTACCCGGCGGTTATCCGTCGGGAAGTTGTGCAGCTACCTGATCAGCTGCTGCCAGTCGTAGTCGATGCCCGTCATGAGCACCGGTTCTATCTTCTTAGTCGTGCCTAGTATATCTACCAGGAAGCCTCCTGCTCTCGGCACCACCACTTCCACAGGAACCCCGTACTTGCGGGCGAACATTTGGAACTTCAGACGGCTCTTCTCGTCGATATTGTACCGACTGAGCGAGTTCTTGACGTCGTAGACGTGCTTGATCCGCCCTGCATCGTCGTAGATGACGAAGTCCGCTTTGTACACCGTCTGCCGGAGTCTGATGAGCTCCAGTGTGTACGTCTCAAGGAGTGTGAAACGCTCCTGGCACCTGTATGCATAGCCGCTAGGCTTGATGTAGCGACTGTAGAACTGTGCCTCTTTGATGGAGTCGAACTTCTGCCCGTCAAGCTCCACTCTGTGGCCAAAGTGCGAAGCTGCGTGTATCTGCTTGCCGTACATCATGCCTCCCCCTTGATCATGCGCTCGATGACACCGTTGAGATTGGCTTTGAAGAGTTCTTTGTATGGCACTGCCGGCGTGGCAAGCGGCTTTCCTGGGATAAAAGCCCCACAGTTATGGCCGCCAAAGAACTCATAACGGTCTTCCAGCTCCACGATAGTGGCATTGGGGTGGTTGTATACGTCGATGACTTCCATGGCTTCCATCTAGCCCACCTCCTTTTCGTCGCGCTCGTTAAACTTAAAACTTTGAACTGTAGTAACCATTTCCGGTCCTCCTTTTTCATTTCCCGCGGACATCATCAAGTCCACGCATGTCTACTATCTGACCTTTGTTTTTGGGTATAAGCCGGCTGACGATGCGTTCGTCGTACATGCGACCGAGCTCGGCCGGCGTGTTGTTGGTGGTCACGAGCGTAGCCTTGTCAAGTCGCGCGTTGCTTATCCTGTACATCAGCTGCGCCATATCCCGACGTACGGGCTTGATTTGCGGTCCGCCCTCTACGCCCAAATCGTCAAGCAGCAGCACGCTGCAGTCAACGGCCGCCTTCTCAACCTTGGCAATTTGTCGCCTGGCATCATCGTACCCGTAGCTGCTGTCGAGGCTACTGACAAGCTCCGCCGTACTTAACACCATGCAGGGCATGCTGTGTTTGCGGCAAGCAGTCAGGATAGCTATGGCCAGTGACGTCTTGCCGCAGCCTGTGCCGCCGATGAAGGCCGCGTTATCAGTGCTTCCGGCGATAATCTTGTCAGACAGCGCTTTGGCCTGACACGCCACTGCTTTTGCAGTTTCATGATCAGCCTGAAGCGTATAGTCCCAGTCACGGAAGCAGAACCGTATCTCTTTTCCAGCCGGCCACATGCTCTTTTTCCACGTCTTAGGCGTCAAGAGTCTTTTGCACTCGGACTTGATGAATTCCTCGTTCTTCTCATCCATCTGCCGACGCGCGACGGCCTTCTCTTCTTCTGTGGCCGTGATCCACCACTCCCAGGCGCGATGCGCACCCTCGCACTCTTTCGGCGGTTCTTGCATGTTAAAAGTGATCCGTTGCATGTTAGTCCCCCCATCCGTATTGAGCGTTGAACTCACGCTCGCTCTGACTAGTAGCACCGCCGGTGGAGTTACGCTGATGCTCTGCTTCGAGCGTCTCTACGTCAGACAGGGTTTGCGGGTTGTGCCCTTCCCACTGTCTTAAGACGCCTGCGACAAAGCGCCAGGTCCGGACGTTCTTCTCAAGCGCTATCTGCATAGCCTTGAGCATGATGCCGGCAGGGTCTTTTGAGCGAGCGGCCCACTCTTCATACGTCTGTCTCAGATCATCAAGCAGATACCCGCCTATCAGTCCAAAATTAGCCTGGTAGAAATCGACCAGCTTGCCCAAACCGGCATCGCCAGGCAGACCGCCGGAAGTCTCTTCCTTTTCAAGCGGTTTGGTAGCAGCTTGACTCTTTCTATCTGTCTGCTCTATAGATATGTTATCTATACTATGCTCTATATTATGCTCGGAAGTTTTTTCACCACCCCCGTGCAATTTTTTCACTACCCCTGGTGCAGTTTTTTCACCACCCCCGTGCAATTTTTTCACTACCCCTGCGTCTGGCTTCACCGCCTGATAGTCACAGAAGCGGACCCCGTTAACGTCCTTAACCCGCTTACGGATCAACCCTTTTTCAAGGAGCGATTGCAGAGTGGTATACACGGTTCTTTTGCTGCATCCCGCCCACTCGGCCAGGTACCGGACACTGCCCGTGAACCACGACTGCCCGTCTTGCGAGAAGCCGTATATCACGGCATATATCAGCAGCTCCCGTCCTTTGAGCTGCAGCTTGCTGACCATCCAACCGGCCACCATCACAAAGCTTTCATCCTTCATCTTCTGCTCCTCTCTAGCGGGCATCTCACCCGCTCGGTGTAGGTCACTGCCGTATCATGTCCTTCATTACTTTAATTGCGACGTTTTGCTTGACCTCGGGCGACCACTTCGTATAGTTGGCATACTGTGGGTTCTGGCCAACTTCGCTTGCTACGGCCGCCTTGACTTCTTCGGCGGTCATGCCGAGACGGGCCACTGTCTCCTGCAGCACCTGATGATAACGCTGTGAGTTATCACTTTTTGGGGCGTTACCCCCACGATTACCGCTGCCATGATAACTGTTCTGCTGCTGATAGCCCGCGTTCTGTGGGTATCTTTGATCGCCCTGGCTGCTGGCGGAGTTGCCGTCGTCGTCAATGTCGGATGAAACTCCAAAGAAAGCCGCCAGTTGGTATCTCTTGGCATACGTCAGCAAGCTGCCGACGTCTTGGGGAGTTGCCCCGCTTTTGAGTGGCAGCGACAGCCACCCGCTTGCCATCATGCCGCCGTCCTCATGGAAAAGGACGGTTCTTACCGCCGGCAATCCGTCGGAGGTGGCGGCCTCTTGGATGTAAGAGAGGCCCGTTCCTTCCAAGGCGGTGTCGACCGCCTTGATGACACCATCAAGAGTCACGTACGTGCTCTTGAAGTACGGGTTAGCGCCATCCTTCGCCGGCTGCTTGAGCTGCTGGCGGAACTTTGCAAGAGCCTTATAGAGGTTCTTCATCTCTCCGTTAGCTTCCATGTTCGCCACCTCCTACTCAATGACCGTCTCACGCTCGCTTGACGATACGATCTTGACGCCACTCTTCACGATGTACCGTGCTATGTCGTCGATCTGTTCTTTGGTCCCCTGAAGCTCAAGAGAGACCCTTTGGAGCTCGTGCTTGAGTTCCCCTGTCTCGGTATCGATAAGCTTGCCGTCGCCGACGTCAACCATACCGACTTTCTGGGCGGCAACTTCTGCAGCTTTCCGCTGTTTGAAGAGATCAGCGACCTCTTCTTGTTTCCGAAGATCTCCTTCTATGACCTGCTCGACCTCGATATAAGTCATCCCTCTTTGGAGCAGGTCAATATATCTCTCTGCCGGGAGCCCGTGCTTCAAGCAGAGCTTTTCGACTTGTGCCTTCTCGGCGTTGAGTCTTTGAAGAGTCTTCATCGACTCGGCGACGCCTTCCAGTACCGCCTTCTTCGATGTTGACTTCAACAGCCACTTGTCGATTATCTCGACATCTTCGGGATCGACATGGTAGTTAGGGGCCATCTCGTCGATAAGCCCCTGCACAGCTTTACGGCGCTCCTCTTTTTGCTGATCTTCAAAGCTATCGATCGCAGCTTTAAGGTCGGCGCTGGCGTCTTTGCAGTCGCCTTCAAGAGCCTTGAGCGTACTTTCAAACTCGACGAAAGGCCGGTCCCACTCCTTCTTATACTGTTTTCTTACGTCAGCAATGGCCTTTTGAAGCTTGTTTACTTCTGTTCGGCTCGTTTTCGTTGCCTTGATGCTTTCATCCGTGGCAACAAGGCCTTTTGTTTTTGCCAGTACTTCTGCCACGTAGGCTTTCAATGCCCCCGCTGACGGGAACGTGATTGTTCCTGGTGTGTAGTTAACTTCAATTTTTTTTAAGGCTTCCATCTTCAAAATCCTCCTAGAATGTGCTATACTTAGCACTGTAATAACAACCGTTTTAACCGCCCTATCCTATCGGGCGGTTTTTTAGTCTACGTCGATTTTGTCAAACTCATCCAACATTTTTGACAAAGCATCATAAGGCTTCCACCACTTGCTGTCCTTCAAAATGAGTTGGTCGAACGCCCACAGAACACTGTGGGCTTTTTTAGCATTGCGGACAAATTCCCTAATGATTTCTTCTGGATCTTGATCTTCCATATTCTTACCCCCTTGCGATGGCATCTTTTTCTTCGTCCAGTCTTTCAAGGCTTGACATGAGTTTTGCCCTGTTCCACGCCGTATCAAGTGACTGTTCAAGCGACCAGTCATCTGTGGCCACGATATCAGCCACGGTGTACTGCTTGAGGATTCTGTTCCTCGTCTGTTCGATTCCTACTAATCCATTCATTTTCTCTTTCTCCTTACTATTTCGATTTCTTCGAGCTTTGCAGCTGTCGCTTCAAGCCCGTCATCGCCGAATTCTTGCGCCAGAACATCTATGATTATTCCGGCGTCTCCACCGCGCTTATGCACTTCTCGCAACTGGAATGCGGCAACATAGCCAATTAGGTCAAGGCCTGCTTTATAGCCGTATTCTTTAAACGTTTTTGCCATGAAATAAGTGGCGACATTCTCTTCGTTTTCTGTCTCCCAGTCAGCATCTGTCACCATGGCTAGCAACAGTCCCAATATGTCTAGACTGATGGTGATTCCCTTTTCCATTCCGATTCCTCCTTATCTTGGCAACTTCGCCCGCCAGTCAATCCGCTGGCGATTTTCTTCCATCCACTCTTTGGCAGCCTTGGCAAAGATTATGTTCTGTGAACCTCTGCCTTGACTGGGAATCAGCCAGCCATCAGTCCCGGTAATCTCGTCGCTGAATTTCGAGAAGATATAGAGCGCTACCCACTCTTTGGATTTATTCCCGCAGCACTTTTTGCGGAATTCATCGAGCGACCATGTAATGCCTGACAAATCTTGATTAAGCAGATCATCGATTCTGCTATTGACCAAGTTTTCGACATATTCTTGATCAATCGTTATTTTTATTGGCGACATACTAAATCCTCCTATTCGCAAATTTTTTCTTCCCAGTCAATTTTCGGGAAGAATTCCTTATACCACTTCTTAGCCCCGGTAGACAGGATTACAGTTCCTGTTCTCCCGCCACTTCCCTCCTTTAAGGTGCACCAGCTTTTGATTTCGCTGATGTTGGGCTTGAGGAGGCATTCTTTAATCCATGTGACATTCTTTGGGATATCCAACTCCCGTTTGAAGTCAGCGATGGACCACGTCTTAACCTCTTCCGACCGTTGTTTCATTGTTTCGTAATCGACCCGATTGACCAAAACCATGTCCTTTGGAATAGTTATGGTCACTTCAGCTTTCAGATTCTGCATAACAGTATTGTTCATTTGATCATCCCCTTCCTGATTGCACTCAGCCCGTCTTCCGAATAAAGCCATTGTGCCACTTCTTTGTCACTGTATCGTGATTTTGAGTTGGCCCATCTGCCGAATCTGTTTTGACCAGGCTGTTCGGCTTTTATGCCGAGCTGATTTGCAATCTTGCCTACTTTTTGTGCAGAGATTCCCAATTTCTCGCCTACTTCCGTAGCAGAGTATTCCTTGCGTTTCATGACGGGGATAGTCATTTCACCTGTCAGTTCCTTAGCTGCCAAAGCGAGCATTGATTGTGCTGAAGATTGAGATTCAGTAGCCATTGCAATCTTGTAAAGCAAATTTGCTTTACGCGTTTTTGCATTTTCTTCCATAATCGTTAATCGTTTGTCGGCAACCAGTGCTTTGTTGTCTGTCTTGACCGCTTGGCGCATATTGAAATAGTTATCAACCAGCTCATCGTAAATATCCCATGCTTTGTCATCTTCAAGAATTTTAAGCAACTTTGCATAGCCGCGTTCAGATAACAGATAGATATGCTTAGATGCGTTAATCTGTCCTTGATTAAATCCGAGGTCACTCAGTGTGACCGCAAAATTTTCAACTTTCAAATCCAAGATATCTATTCCATTTTTAAATCTATTAATTTGTCTTTCTATCGCTTGATTAATTGCTTTAACTGGTCTGTCATGAATCGCTGCGATGTCCTTAACCAACATTGCTTTCTTATCTCCACCGAAACCACCTTCGATTCCGGTAAATTCAAAAGCGCCAACTCTTTCTTTACCTAAAACTTTCAGTTCGTTCATTTTCTGATGCCTCCCTTAGCTAAGCTTAAAATCAGAGATGATTTTTAGAATCACCTGATTTGCCTTAGGGTTCTTTTTCCTGCCTGCTAAATAGTCTGACAAATCTTGTTTCGGCACGCCGTACATCGTTGCTAGCGATGCAATCGATATCTCATTTGCGTCAAGATATGCTTTGATTTTTTGCCTTCCATTTAAAGTTTCTGGCATATTTGTTCACATCCTTTCTTTAATCCGTCCCGCCCTCCCGTAAGTCAGAACGATAGACATTTTCATAGAATATTTTCGTACAAATATATTGACTTATTTATACATATATTCTACAATTAGAGCGTAGTTAATAAGCGCGACAAAACCACTCTCTTACTATTCTTGGCGGAATAATCGTTGTTTTTATCGTTGCTTTTTTCTATCAAACTAACTTACAAAAATTATTATACGCATATTTTCGACACTGTCAACAGAAAATGTAGAATATTTGCGTATATTTTTGTGAGTGATTCGGAAAGGACGACTTACTCATGAACCTCTATGACAGAATTAAAGCCCTAGCCGACACGCAAAAAATCTCGATTAGGCGGCTAGAAGAAAATATAGGCTTTGGTAACGGAACTATAAATAGATGGAGAAAAAACACTCCAGGTGTAGATAAATTGTCTAAGGTAGCTGACTATTTTAAAGTGTCTACCGATTACCTGCTAGGAAGAACTGATGATAAAACCTCGCTATCTCCTAAAGAAATGAGCGATATCGGTCAGCTTGCCGATAGAATGCTGGATGGCTTGGAATCTGAGAACAGCGTGAATTTCTATGGAGAACCAATGAGCGATGAAGATAAGGCTAGCTTAAAAGCTGCACTTCTAGTTGCGCTTGAAATGAATAAAAAGAGAAGCAAAAAGGATTGATGTTATTTGAATATAAAAAAAGAAGTCAATTACTTGGTTGACAGTTGTGGAACTACTGACCCTGCTAATCTGATTAAAGAAACAGGTGCGTGCATAGTTGATACTATAGATTTGCCAGACAGCACTTTAGGAATGACTGTTAGCAGCTATGGACAAACTACCATGCTTATCAGTCCTAAACTAGAATACCCCAAAAAAGATTTTGTCTTGGCGCATGAGCTTGGACATATTATACTCCACTCGGGAGAATCTACGACGTTCTTCAGACGATTGGAATCCAGTACGCAGGTGTCTAAAATTGAAGCTGAGGCTAACGAGTTCGCATTGGCTTTATTGCTGAAAAAAGTTGATGTCAGTCCTGACTTTAACGCACTGGATTTTGTTAGATCTTATCAACTGTCAGATTGCATGGTAAACTTTATAAAACCGTAAGGAGGCAAGAATATGAGTTTTCTTGATGCATTTAAAGGTAAACAATATAAAAAAGAACTAGAAGAATTGAAAAAGTCAAAAATGTCTATTGAGCAAATGGATGCTTTTGAACTTCAACAATCAATTATCGATAAAAAGAAAGAGCTGGACGAACTCAACTCTAATGTTGAAAAACTGAGCACGGAGAAAAAAACTCTCGCCGACAAGCTCAATGAACTTTCACAAAAGATTGATAATGCTAACAGCACTATAGAAATGCAAGAATACGGATTATACGAACCAAAATATGATTTTGCAACGTCTCTCGGATATAAAGAGAAACTAACTGAAATTCGAAAGAATCAAAAAGAGATGATAAGAAAAAAAACTGCTGTTGATTACAGGGAAGGCTGGACTGTAGATGGAAGCAAGGCCAAGGGAACTAAAATGACTAATGATAGTATCAAATTGGTTTTGCGGGCATTTAACAACGAATGTGAGGCCGCCATTAATAAGGTTAAATATTCTAATTACGATTCAATCCAAAAAAGAATTGAGCGTTCATACGAACAAATCAACAAGTTGACTTCAGTAACTCAAGTGTCTATATCTTATTATTATTTGAATTCCAAACTAGAAGAATTGGCATTGGCATATGAATACGCAAGGAAAAAGGAACAGGAAAAAGAAGAACTGCGCGAGCAGCGTCAACGTGAGAGAGAAGAAAAAGCCTTGCAGAAAGAAGTTGCTCAAAAGAAAAAGGTTATCGACAAAGATATTACCCATTACGAGAATGTGATTAATGAATTGCAAGAAAAATTAAAAAACCTTACAAACGATGCTGAAGTGAAAGATATCAACGATCAAGTTGCAGAATTAAAGAAAAAAATGGATGATCGAGAAAAAGAGAAAGAAGAATTGGATTATAGAACCGCCAATGCTTCAGCCGGATACGTTTACGTTATAAGTAATATTGGATCTTTTGGTAAAGATATTTTCAAGATAGGTGTAACGAGAAGGCTCGATCCGCTTGAAAGAATTTCAGAGTTGAGCAGTGCATCAGTCCCATTTAAATTCGATGTCCATGCTCTGATTTTTAGCTACGATGCCTACAAGCTTGAAAATGAGCTTCACAGCTATTTCGACAAGTATAAGCTCAACAAGGTCAACAATCATAAAGAATTCTATAAAATCCCTATTGAGAAAATCAAAGAGAAATTAGCTGAATATAAAGAATTAACTATTGATTTTGAAGAAATGGCAGACGCTGAAGAATATAGACAGACTTTAGCAATAGAAAACAATGACAAGTAAACAAAAAATCGCATCCCCTCCACCAACGCCAATTAGTAAGGGAATGCGAATCAAAAAAACAACGCCTAAAGGTGCGCTATTTGTATACTCTATTTTAGCACTTGAAAGGAGAAAAAACCATGGCAAGCTATAGAAAACTTAAAAATGGGAGGAGTGATTATCATGGCTGCAATTTCTAAATCATCAAATGGAAAATGGAGAGTACGAATTTCATGGTATGATTCCACTGGAACAAGACGATTCAAATCTAAAGCTGGATTTTCCACGAAAGCTGAAGCTAGCCGATGGGCCAGATCCATGGAGATAAAAAAAGACGATTCGACAATCACCGATAAATCTGTATCGTTCGCGCAGTATTTTGACGAATGGTTCCGAACATACAAAGAAAACAAAATATCTTACATCACGGCCGGTAAATATAGGGTAATTCAATCTAAACTCGCCGAGTTTTATGGTTCTAGGAAAATTGATGAAATTACACGCAGAGATTACCAGAGGTTTATCAATGAGTACGGAGCTTGCCACGCTCCTGAATCTGTCAAGAAGACCAACTCCATCATCAGATCGTGTGTCAAGTCCGCTATTCTTGACGACCTGATCACTAAGGATTTTACACAGAACGTTGAACTGGTCTGGAATTCTGACAGAGAACACAAAGTCGATTATCTTAATGTTAATGAAATAAACAAGTTGGCTGCATACCTTGAAAGTAAGCTAGATCCAAGATATACCAGCTACTATATGATTTATACAGCTATCATGACCGGAATGAGGTTACAGGAAATAGCAGCGCTGACATGGGACGACATCAATTTCAACTGGAAGACGATTGACATCAATAAGGCTTGGGACTTTGTGCTGAAGAAGTATATCCCAACCAAGACTGAATCATCAACCAGAATCATCAGGGTTAACAGCAAGCTGCTTGATATCATCGCTCAGCTAAAATCCAATCACTCCGGAATGGTATTCTGTAATGCTTCTGGAACTATACCTACATCGGCAGGGTGCAACAAAACGCTTCGGAAGTCTTTGCGGCAGTTAGGCATAAATAAGCCAAGCTATCACTTCCACGCTCTTAGACATAGCCACGTTGCCCTGCTCTTATACAAAGGTGTGGATATATACGCCATCAGCAAGAGGCTAGGCCATTCTGATTTGACAACCACTACTCGCAGATATGCATACTTGATTGATGAACTGAGACAAAAAGCGGATGACGACATCGAAAATATCCTGAATAATGTTGGGATCGAGACAAGCCATCGGATAGCAGAATAGCATCAAATTTTGACCCTTGGTGACACTTTGGTGACATTTTTCCTTATAAACGTTGATATATCAATATATATCAAGCCGGTAAGTGGCTTTCTTATAACATTTTATAATGATTTATGATTTTAAAACACCGTTAAGTCGGTGTTTTATTTTTTTATGATTATCTATGATTGTTTAAAGTGTTGTCCTGTTGTTGTCTTGTTGTCCGTAACCTCGGGGATGGATTTTTCTTAAAAATTTTTATGCAACATTATGAATACAAGACTCTGTCAAAATGCAGAGCATTTATTTTTTGCACCAGAGCACATTTTTCCATAGCCTCTAATTGTTCTTCTAACAATTCATCCTTACAACTTAGCTTAAATTCTAACTTATCTGCTTTAGCTAATACAATCATTCGACGTAACTTACTAATTCTAGTTGTTAATTCTAAATATTCTTGTTTCATTCTTGATTTGTAATCATTCATTTTAATTCTCCTTATAAAAAAGGCGGCTATTGCTAGTCGTCTATAATTCTAAGCAATGGCGTATAATAAAAATAGCATCCACATTATTTATGTGAATGCTATATTTAATACATTGCATTTGTTACTAACGGTAATACTTCTTTTAAAGGCATATCATCTATTTTCATATCTAGGACTTCATTCATTGTCATAAATGACGGGACATCCGGCTTAAGACTGCAAAAAATCATCCATTTATCCGACTTTGCGTCAGGCTCAATAAAATAGTTTATTCCTTTGTAGTCAAATGAAACTTCCATATCCATATTCATTGCTTCTCTTAAGTCAATAATTGTCATATTCTCGCCACCTTTTCACAAGTTCTAATTCTTCATCAGTTAACGGAACGTTTGGATCATTACTTCTCTTGTATTTTACACCATTTTCACTTTTTATTATATTCCATTCATGCTTATGGGGAACTACTTTATGATGCTTTGGATTACCATGATTGGTTAAATCAAAATCAACAAGTACGTGTCCTTCGTTATTATATAAACGGTACTGTACTACCTTGTCTTCAACGTATCTCGCCGATACAGAATTGGGCCGAGCTTTTACTGGAATCATTTCGTCGGCTGATATTTGACTGGCGTTACGTTTAGATACTTAGCGGTATAACTAAGCTTTTTCTCATCCACCCAGTAAGCACCCAGAACACATCTGCAGTTAGGGTGAGCTGGCAGACTAGGAACTTCATCTACACGGTAAACACCGACTCCATAACCACTGTCATTCTCAGCGATTTCTTTGCAAATATTACAAGCACTAGGCTCTGCGTGCCATTTACAGAACTTATAGCCATTATCTCTAAAAGACTTAAGTTGTCGTTCAACAAAAAATACATACTGAAACGTTGCTAAACAAGCGTTTCACAACCTTGATAAAATACGAAAACAGTTTATAATACATATTGCAGGTAGAGATACGCTGTATACTCGTGAAAATCGAATTAACGTTTAAGCGGTATGTGCTACCGTCGAACCACGAGCCGCCTTTTCAGGGCGTTTTTTTATTATATTAAATGGAGCAAGTCGCTAAACCGTGCTATAATATATACAGCATTAGTGAATATACTATATTCAACAATTAGGCTGATAGTCTAGCAGGAGCGCTCTTGTTCTGGTGTATTGCCGTACACCACTAGCCAAGCGCATTAAAGTACACCCTCAAGGATATCACCTCTAAATTAAACTTGTGCATTGGTGGTCGCCAGTGCACTTTTTTATTGTTGCGCTGTTCGCAACAATATCTCAAGCATAGACAAAGAAAATTTCAAAATAATTTACCAACAGTAATTTTTGTTGGTCACAAAAGCAGTTTGATGTTATAATAAAGACGCAAAAAAAGTCTTGTCGATTGTTCGACAAGACCTGGGCAAGTCACTTCACAGTGACGACCTTTATTATCATTTAAAAATAGTCGCCCCTGAACTTAGAGGGTTAGGGCGACTATTTTTTTCTGTCGTCAATGTACGTCAATAACGACAGCACGAAAACGCATAGCGATATGACGGCTGAAAAGATGGATATTAATCTGTCCACCTACCGCTTGTCCTTTCTCAAGTTTTTAGCAATCATAGCAATCACCTCTTTCTGTCAAAAAGCACTGTTGTCACCCTGAAGCTCGTTGCTAATATATTATGCATCAAAATCATATTTTTGACAAAAAAAGCATGCCCGATAATGAGCGTGCTTTTATTATTTTAGTAGCTTCTGAGCCATCCTTGCAAGTCTGCGTTTCCGCCGCTTACGTGGTAATCGCTGTCGGAAATCGTCGGCTGAACGCTGATTTCGCCACCAGTGTTGAAACCTCTCGTCTTGGAAAGGTAACGTCTTCCGTAAAATATTGGTATCTGAATTTCTCCGTTTTCGTAACAATATTTAAGATAAGACAAAATTTTATAAGCTGCTGAAAAGTAATCGTTATTAGCCGTTAGTATCCTCCTTCTCAGAAGTTTGTAATTCTACTGGTAAATCTTCTTCTTTGAATTCTCTGCCAAACAGTCCGCTGAAAAATTCCTTTGCATTTTTCTTATACTCTTCTGAATGCTTAAGCGGTTTAAGGTTCATTACAGTTTCAAAATCAGCATCATACCATCTTCTGTCAGAGTAAGGCTTTTTATTCATTTTCTACCACCTCTATAATCGGAACTGATTTGTTATCTGAGCGTTCCTCTAAGGAGTATTTTACGACCTTAAATGATGATTTTCTGGCAAATAAAACTTCCTTTTCTTCGGTTTCATCATACTTTCCTAATACAGCCCCCCTATTGCAATTTTTTGATTTCGTATCATCTTTTTAAAGTTCCTTACACAATCTCTGTACTCACGAAACAAAATAAGTCTCAATAGACTTTTTAATCAATTTGGAGCTCCAATTCTCTAAAATTGAGTGATTAAGAAGTCTCTTCAAACTTACTACACCAGAAACCGATAAGACTATTCACCACCGTTTCATGATAAAATTGTCAAATTCATTTTTTACAAAAAAACAGACTTAGTTGTTACTTTATTTCTTTAATATTACACAATTATTAAAAATGGGATTTTAAGATGAAAAAGCACTGACAAGACGCTTAAAAAGAATTATATTATATTCGTGACATTCAAGTCACGACAGGAATATTTATAAGGGGGCATTATCATGACTCAAAACAAAGATGAAGCAACGAAAGAATTGCTTCGACGATTTAAGGAGTACCATTGCGAGGACTCATTGGCAGAGCTGTTTGCAAAATACAAGCCGTTGGTTATTAGGGCGATCACTTCGTTTCATTTCAGAACTTTGGATCGGGACGATTTGCTTCAAGAGGCTTATATTATCTGCTGCTCTACGGCTCTCAGCTACAATCAGACAACGACGAAAGCAACTTACGGCTGCTATTTCAAGGCTAGCTTGTATAATCGGCTGACGACGTTGAAGCGTGAAGAAACGGCTAATAAACGCATGGGAAACGTGCTGGCAGTTCCGCTCGATTCAATTTGCGGCGATGACGATTCATTTATCTCTGAAAATACTTTCAGCGAACTTGAAGCCAAAATTGCGCTTGAGCAGGTAATGGCCAAAACGCCCAGGCAAATTAACGTCTTTGGAAAGTAGCGTTTTGGTTGATTGGCTGAATACGATCTCAGTTAAAGAAACAGCAAGAAATTTAGGGATTTCCGATCAAAAGACGTATAATGCCTTGAACCGCTGCCGTAAGAAACTGTCCTCGCTTGTGGACTGGTAGCTTTTAGCTTCCTGCATCGAATAATGCTAAAGGAGTCTTGAAGAAATTTAAGGCTCTTTTTGTTTGCTGAAAAATTCAGAGTTGATTGAGCCTTTTAATTTTTGATTTCACTTTGCATCACATCCCAAAATTTTCGTAACAAAAAAGCAATCAGGACCAAACCTCTTAAGTCCTGATTGCCAAATGATGTTAATGTCTTATGCCGAACATGTCGCTTATTCGGCATGGGCAGCCGCTTTGCAAGCCTCATTGACTTTTTCAGCTGCCATGCGCCCTTCGTGGATGCCCCAAATTACAAGGCTCGGTCCACGGCGAGCATCGCCTGCGACGTAAACTTTTTCGTCATTTGTCGTATAATCGTCGTTAACCTCAGTTACGCCGAATTCATCCAAGAATTGCTTTTGTGCTCCCGTAAAGCCCATTGCCAAAAGCACAAGATCAACCGGATGCTTTTCTTCAGTTCCCGGAACGGGCTTGAAGAGTTGTGCATGACATGTCGTCACGCTTGAAACGTGCCCATCGACGCCTTCAAACCCAACTGCCGTGGTTTCATACTGAGTCAAGACGCCTTCAAATAATTCGTTGGCTTCTTCTTGACCGTATCCCGTCTTGGCAACGCGTGGCCATTGAGGCCATGGATTATCAGCCGGACGTTTTGAAGGCGGACGCCGAGTAATTTCAAGCTGCTTGACATCTGCCGCACCTTGTCTGATGGCCGTTGCAATGCAGTCGTTGCCCGTATCTCCACCGCCGATGACCATGACTTTTTTGCCTTCAAGTTCTTTGCTTGCCTTGGTTCCGTTTTTCAGAACGCTCTTTGTCGCATCAGTCAAATAGTCGACCGCAAGACGGACGCCTTCCAATTCGCGCCCGGGAACGTTTAAATCACGTGCTTGACGGGCACCAATCGCAAGAACGATTCGTTGATACTCGCGTTTCAATTCGTCTCCGGAAACGTCGACACCGACCTCGGTGTTCAAAACGAATTTTACTCCGACTTCTTCCATGATTTTGACACGACGAGCAACGATTTCCTTAGGCAATTTCATATTCGGGATGCCATACATCGTCAATCCGCCTGGATGATCGTCGCGCTCATAAACGGTCACGTCATAGCCAAGCTGATTTAATCGCCATGCGCAGGCCAATCCTGCCGGACCGCTTCCGACGACTGCAACCTTGATTCCGTTGCGATGCAAAGGAATCCCGCTTTCCTTGACCCAACCGTTCGCATAAGCCGTTTCAATGATATAGCGTTCGTTGTTTCTGATTGTAATGCCCTTGCCGTTCAAAGCCTCATTACAAGCAACTTCGCAAGGCGCAGGACAAACGAGTCCGGTAAATTCCGGGAGCGGATTTGTCAAAGTCAATCTTTCAAAAGCATGCTTGTCTTCTTCACGATAGATCAGATCGTTCCACTCAGGAATCAGATTATCATTCGGGCAGCCGCTGACTGCGCGCCCACCGGAATAAAATTGACCGGCATGACAGTGAGGAACGCCGCAATTCATACAGCGTGCTGCTTGTTTTCTGCGTTCTTCGACTGAAAGAACGTTTTCCATTTCTTCAAAATCTTTGATACGTTCAGCAACCGGTCGAATCGGATTGTTGACACGCGGATATTTCATAAAACCAAATGGATCTGCCATAATTCAATTCTCCTTTTCTACTTGGATGCCGTAATAATATCGAAAGCCTTTTGTTCAAGTTGATCCTTAGGCGTGCCCTTCTTGGCGCATTCTGCCATGATCTCATTGATATGACGATATTCCTTAGGATAGACCTTGACAAAGTTTTCTTGTTCTTTCTTCCAGTTGTTCAACAGGCTCTTGGCCTTTTCGGAACCGGTAAACTTCACATGTTTTTCCAAAATTTCCTTTAAGACGGAATCATTGCCTTTTTCATTAAGCTTGAACAACTCAATCATATCCATGTTGCAGTTTTCCTCAAGCTTCTTTTCCGGATCGTAAACATAGGCAACCCCGCCAGACATTCCAGCACCAAAGTTGCAGCCGGTTGAGCCAAGAACGACTGCAATGCCACCGGTCATGTATTCGCAGCCATGGTCACCGATGCCTTCGGCAACAACCGTTGCACCGGAATTGCGAACGCAGAAACGTTCACCGGTTCGTCCGTTGAAGTATGCTTCACCACCAGTAGCTCCAAAGCAGGCAACGTTTCCGACGATTGGAGCGTTGCTGTAAATCTTCTTCGCCTTTGCAGGAGCCTGAACGATTAAACGTCCGCCGCTCAATCCTTTGCCGACATAGTCATTTGCTTCACCGATGAGTTTAAGCTCCAAGCCTTGCGGCATGAACGCACCGAAACTTTGACCGGCAACGCCTGTATATTCAAATTTAAGATGCCCGGCAGGAAGACCATTGTTGCCGAAACGCTTGGCGATCCAGCCACCGATTCTCGTCCCGGCAGCACGATGAATATTGTTGATTGAAGACTTGAGAACAACCGCCTTCTTTTCTTGAATTGCGCTTTCCGCAAAGGCATTAAGGTCTGGCCACTCTGATTTTGGAGCAAACGGATCTTTTGATTTGCGTGAAATTCCGATCGACGTTCCGAGCAAGCGATCGAAATCAAGCGATTTTGCCTTGCCCTTGGCAACAAAACGCGGTTTCAAATGTTCCGTATGTCCAACAAGTTCATCGACCGTGCGATATCCAAGTTCAGCCATTTCTTCGCGAAGATCTTCGGCCAAGAAACGCATGCAATTTTTGATATCTTCCGGCTTGCCATTAAAGAATTTGCGCAAACGAGGATCTTGCGTAGCAACACCGGTAGGACAAGTATTTTTGCTGCAGACGCGCATCATGATGCAGCCGATTGAAACCAACACAAGCGAACCAAAACTGAATTCTTCGGCACCGAGCATGATTGCAACGGCAATGTCGCGACCCGTCATAAGCTTGCCATCAGTTTCAATCGTCGTACGCTGACGCAGATTGTTCAACGCAAGCGTCTGATGAGCTTCTGAAATTCCCATTTCCCATGGAAGTCCGGCATCGCGCACGGAAATTCGAGGAGCGGCACCCGTGCCGCCGTCATACCCTGAAATAACGACCTTGTCCGCACCGCATTTGACAACGCCCGTCGCAATCGTACCAACGCCTGTGCTTGATACAAGCTTGACAGAAACGGCAGCACTAGGATTGATCTGTTTCAAATCATAAATAAGTTGCTTCAAATCTTCAATTGAATAAATATCATGATGAGGCGGAGGAGAAATCAAACGAACACCGGGAACCGATCCGCGAACCTCAGCAACCCAAGGGAAGTTTTTAGCACCAGGAAGCTGTCCGCCTTCACCAGGCTTGGCACCTTGAGCAACTTTGATCTGGATTTCTTCAGCACTCATCAAATATTCGGCATTAACGCCAAAACGAGCTGATGCGACCTGCTTGATGCGACTGTTGATGTCGCGTCCGTCAGGCTGTTTCTTGAAACGATAACGATTTTCGCCGCCTTCACCGCAGTTGCTCTTTGCGCCGAGTTCGTTCATCGCTTGAGCGATGCATTCATGTGCTTCTTTCGAGAGCGCACCGAAACTCATGGCTCCAGCCTTGAAACGCTTGACGATTTGGCTGACTGGTTCAACTTCGCTCAAAGGAACGGAATCTCGATCTGATTCGATATTCCACATCGATCTGAGGGTGGAAGGATGCTCCAATTCCTCATCGCGCATCAATTTTGCGTATTCCTTGTAAAGCTTGTAGTCGCCCGTCTTGACCGCTTGTTGGAATTTATACATCGTCATCGGATTGAACATGTGATGTTCGCCTTCAAAACGATACTTGAAACTGCCATCCGTCGGAAGAGCATCATTTGCTTTTTCGCCAAATGCAGCTTTGTAGCGTTCAAGATACTCTTCTTCAATTTGATCAAGAGTCAACCCGCCGATACGTGAAACCGTACCGGTAAAGTATTCGTCAACGACTTCTTTTGAAATGCCGACAGCTTCGAACAATTGGGCACCCTGATAACCAACAATCGTCGAAATACCCATACGGCTCATAATTTTAATGATTCCTTTTTCAGCAGCCGAACGATAAGCTTCCTTCTTGTCAGAGAGGTCATAATAATCAAGCGTTGCGTATACGCCGTAAGGATGAATCGCAGAAGCACCATATCCCAACAACGTTGCATAATGATGCACTTCGCATGCTTCGCAAGTATCAGCAACAATTGACACCAAACCGCGTTTGCCTTTTCGAACAAGGTAATTATTCAAGCCGGAAACCGCCAGAAGAACCGGAATAACCAAATCATCACGCGTTGCACCGCGATCCGTGACAATCAAAACGTTGCATCCGGCATCAACCCTGCTTTCGGCATCACGGAACAAATCTTCAAGAGCCTGTTGCAGTCTGTGCGGACGTTCGACATTGCTGTAGCATAATGAGACCTCTCCCGTCTTGAAGCCGTCCTTGCCGTTTAAATGACGCAATCTTTCAAATTCTCCGTTAACGAGCATCGGAGAATCAAGCTTGATTTTCTTGGCATTTTCCGGAACATCTTTGCAAATATCTCCGTCAGCACCCAAGTACATTTCAGTACCGATCATCTGTTTTTCACGAATTGCATCGATCGGTGGATTCGTGACTTGCGCAAATTGTTGCTTGAAGTAAGTAAACAATGACTGCGGCTTTTCACTCAAAACAGCCAACGGTGAGTCAAATCCCATTGAAATAACAGGAACTTCGCCATTTTGCGCCATCGGAATGATGGAATCACGAATAATGTCTTCCGTATATCCATGACGACGCCAAAGAGTCTTCAATGCATGCTTAGAAAGGTGTTCAACGATATCTGCTTCTGGCAATTCATTGAGTTTGACCTGCTCGTTTTCGAGCCATTCGCCATATGGATGCTGAGTTGAATAGTATTCCTTGACTTCTTTGGTGTTGTAAAAACGTCCCTTGGAAGTATCGACCAAGATCATTTCTCCTGGACCCAAGATTCCTTTTTCAATAATATCTTCAGGTGCAACATCGTAAACGCCTGATTCAGAAGCAGTAATCAAAAAGTTCCCTTTTACCAGACTGTATCGAGAAGGACGCAACCCGTTTCGATCCAAAATGGCACCAACTTGCGTGCCATCGGTGAAACAAAGAGCTGCCGGACCGTCCCAAGGAGCAATGAATGACGAATTATATTCATCGAAGTCTCTTTCTTCCTTTGGAAGATTCATCTTATCGCTCCAGGCTTCAGGCATCATCATCAAAAGCGCTTGCGGAATATCACGACCATTGCGATACAAATATTCCATGCAGTTTTCCAATTTGGCAGAATCAGAGTCTTCTTCATTGTAGACTTCAATATTATGACTCTTCATCCAATTTTCAGCACGCTTCAAAGTGTTGATTTCACCATTGTGCGCAATAAAACGGAAAGGTTGCGCACGACTCCAGCTAGGAAAAGTATTGGTTGAAAAACGAGAATGAGTCAGCGCAATCGCAGAACACATGTCAGGATCATGTAAATCAGGATAGAATTGACCGACTTGATAAGCATGAAGCATTCCCTTGTAGCAAAGAGTCTTGCTTGAAAGGCTGACAATTGCAAATTCATTTGAAGAATATGTCTTTTCAAGGTGACGTCTCAAATGATACAGACGATCTTCAAAAGGACGCCCTGCTTCGGTATCGGCCGGACGCTGAATAATGACTTGTTCAAATCCAGGCATGGCCTTTTGCGCAGTAGGTCCGCAATTTTCATAAATGTACGGAACGTTTCGCGTTGCCAAGACTTTAAATCCTGATGCCGTAATTTCTGCCGTGACTGAGCCAAGCATGGCATTTTTTTCTTGTTCTTTTTGCGGCAAGAAAAACATGCCAACAGCATAATCTCCTAGGCTCGGAAGCGTAAACTCTTGTTCTTCAGCATATTTTTGAAAAAATTTGTCAGGCATAGCAAATAAAATACCGGCACCATCGCCAGTATCAGGTTCTGAGCCAGTACCGCCGCGATGATTCATTCGACTAAGCATGACAAGTGCTCGTTCAATGAGTTCATGGCTCGGCTTACCGTCAATCTGGGTAATAAAACCCATGCCGCAAGCATCATGTTCATAGCCATGACAGTACATCGTTTTGCTTTCTTCTGTCATTTCAATCCCCCACCTCGTACAAATTCAAAGGAAAATCTTCTCACATTAAATCTTTCTAACTTATATCTAATTTAAGCGAATAAGCCCTAAAAATCAAGGCTTTTTCTTTGATTGTTCGCATATGGCCTAATATAAAGCCATTTAAAATCACTGTAAGCGTTTTTAAACGAACTAAAAAAAGAATCTAATTGAGAATTTTTCTCAATTAGATCACGTTAACCAAACTCATCTTAAATTCTTTAAGTTTTAACAGCTAATTGCTTTGATATAAAAAGAAATACGTGAAAATATCATCGGATAATTAAGCAAAATCAATATAAAATATTCTTTCGGATTTACGGCAAATGCTCTATTTTTTTCGATATGTCCGTAAACGGCAGTGATTTTGCCAAATGCAGCGCCCGATAAATCAGCGTGCCGGGCTCTCAGTCAAATTTACCGCCAAACTGTTTTCGGCTATTTCCATCATGGAAGGCGACCGTCATGCATAAGAAAAAAAGCCGGATTAGATTTGCGATTGATTGCAAATCACCCGGCTTTTTCGATTTGAGGCCTCGTTTTTTCCTGACCTCTTGCTTTTC